CAGACGACCCTCGTCGCGAACCAATGTGGGATGCGCTGGGGTACATGCAGTCATTGTCCGCCCACGACGCTGGCTATTATGCCCCTATGTTAGGATACGACTACGTCGATCACGGCGAAGTTGTGCTTGTCCATAACCGCGGAACGGTCGCAGTACTTGATATCTCTCAGCCGATAGATGGTATCGAAGCAAGAGTAATGATCAAAGCAGCCAGAGGATAACCATGACAGTAAATACCTACGATCTTGATCTGACCGACGAGGAGGTAGAGGAGCGCAAAAAGTTCGGTGACTACCACAAACGCTTCTCGCACGCGATCGACTACCCGCCTTTTTCGATTGACCAAGAAATGCGTCAAAAGTTCATCATGCGAATACGAGAGGCAGGTAAGCCATATCCGCCAGATAACGATTTGTTCGCAGCCATTGGGGAGGACTACGAAGATCAAATTGAAGAAGCAGAGATGTACCGGAAGCGATACGGCTACGAGACCTTTGAGGCTCAAAAGGCTGCAGCGAAACTTGAGAAACTGAAGATCAGCGACCCGAAAGTAGCTCGTCTTTCGATGGACTACAACTATAACGAGTCCTAATCATGTCCGGAGACACCGCAAACAGGGCAGCGGCTCTGCGCCGAGCCAAAGAACTCGGCTGTGCTGGTGCTCATCAACACCCAAACGGAACGTGGATGGCTTGCAAAACCCACGAAGAGTACGAGCGTCTCGAAAACGAACAGGAAAAAAAGTCTGTCCTTTCTAGAATGCGTGATTACGAAAGCGTTCGCGAACGCAAGGGCCGCAAAAAGAAATCTAAGAACAAAAAGAACTGGGAAGAACTCAGCGAGCGTGGCGTCATTGCAATCGACACAATGTCTGGCGGCGGCCTTGTTTCAGGAGCAGTTGGAGGCAAAGCTGCGTCCTCCATTCCATTCGATGGAGACGAGGACGTTTTCACTGACATAAACTCCGCCCGCAGGCGTGCTCGCCAAATGGGCTGCATCGGGGTAGCTCGTCGCCGCTCCACCGGCGGAAATACAGTATGGACACCGTGTAGCAATATCACCGATTACGCTCGACGCACTGGATCGACCGCGCTGGGCAGGAGATACCGGGATCGGCTAGAACGTCAAAGGGCCCGTCGAATCCTTGAAGAAGAGCAGGACAGGCTCGGTAAGAAAAAGCCGCGCCGCAAGGTTTCTCTCAACGAAGAGTTGTATGGCAAGTCTCTCGGCAGGGCGCTCCGCTCCGCTCAGCCATACGACCCCAAGGCCCTCGATGGGGACAACGACGGCCTGATTCAGGACTCAACAGCTTTCGAGCGACCTGCAGTGGTACGAAAAGTTGGGAAAGCGGTCAAGAAAGCAACGAAGACGAAGAAGTCGTCAGCGGCGTCTTGGGAGAAACTGATCGCCAGTGATCCCGGCTGGTACTCAGAGGCTCCCCCTAGCGTCCGAAAGGCGTTGAGTGGCGACACGGTAGATAAGTATAGAGAACTCCGTTCAGGCATGAGGTCCGGCAGGGTCGGTTCTGGTGGCCGAGAAGCGACATCTAAAATCATCAATCGGGTCGCCCCTGAGCACAGAAACAAGCCGGGCGGCGCTAGGACGCTACATTTTGTTGGCGGAACAACCGGCTCAGGAAAAACCACTCTTGTCGAGGATGGGACTCTGGATGTTCCAGCGTCCAATGCAGCTGCCTTCATTGATCCGGACTGGATCAAGACTCAACTTGAGGGGTGGGACGGTGGTCGTGGCGCTGCGGCAGTTCACCCTGCTTCGAGGGCCGTCACGGACAGGGCGATGGATGCTGCCCGTGAGGCGGGCACGGACGTGGTCGTTACCGGAACGGGTAAGCGGACAGAGCACCTGAAGTGGGCGAGAAATAACGGTTACGCGACGGTTGGGCACTTTGTCTACATTCCGGGCGCTGAGGCCGATCGACGCTTAGCTTCTCGCAATGCAATAAATAAGGCTTCTGGTGGTCCGGTTCTCCCGGGGTGGTTCGGTAGCCAAATTGCTGGAGAGTTGCAGCCTATTGTTCCACGTCAGATTACGTCCAATATGTTTGATGACTTCTACCTGTGGAACAATAGTGTTCAGCCACCGTCGCTCATTGCCAAGCGTACGCGAGATGGTGCTTTTGAGATCAATGATGACAAGTCGTTTGATGACTTCTTTGGGTCGACCGGTTCCAACTATGTAAGGAATCGTTGGAAAAGTGCCCAACAAAATCCCCCGCAAGGTAAATCAGAAAAAATCCTGTAGTTGCAATATTAACCCTTGTGGTTGGTCTATTATTTTATGTAAGAGGGCGCGTGCTCACGTAGTCTTTGCAACCACGTTCACCCAAATTATTTCTCCAAGGAGGAGATTCATATGGAAGATGCAAACCGCATCAAGGAGTTGCAGTCCGCGCTCCGAGAAAAGACCGCCTCAAACAAGGCGATCGCAGATTCATTCCAGATCGAAGACGGCGTTGTCATTGTCGATCAGGCCCAGAAGTCGGCATTCGACAGCAACATGACGGAAATCAAGGAGATCAAGTCATTGATCACCGGCCTTCAGTCGCTTGAGAGCGTCGAAGCATGGGCTTCCGAGGCTGAAGGCGACTCCATCGCCGCCGCCGCCGCCGCCGGAGAGGGCCTCCGCGAGGCTCGCACCAGGTACAAGTCCGTTGGCGAAGCATTCCTCGGCTCAGAAGAGTTCAAGACCCTTCAGGGTGGACGTAACGGCGCCAACATGCCGTCGCCCTTCCAGTACAAGGGTGCCCTCACCACAGCCAACGGCTACGACGTCAAGGACCTCTACTCGGCTATGCCTTCAGGCACCCCCGGGCAGTTCGGTACGATCGATCGTGACCCCATCGTCATCCCGCCGATGCGCACCAAGCGTGTTCGCGACCTGTTCCCGGTACGAACCACCTCGGCAGCAATTGTCGAGTACTTCCGGATGACAGGATTCACGAACAACGCCGCCACCGTGGCAGAACGCACGGCAGGTACGCCTAACGTGTTCGGCGTCAAGCCGCAGTCCGCTATGACCTTCACTGGCGTTCAGGCGCCCGTGCGGACCATTGCTCACTGGGAAGCCGCTCACCGCAACGTGCTCGCCGACGAGCCGCAGTTGCGTTCGATCATCGACAACGAGTTGATGTACGGCCTCCGCCTTCAGGAGGACGCTCAAATCCTCTCTGGTGACGGCACCGGCGAGAACCTTGAGGGTGTGCTGAACACTGCTGGCATCCAGACATACAACTGGTCCAGCGGCGCAACCTTACCGGTTCCCGACACCAAGGCTGACGCGATTCGTCGCGCCGCCACGCTGTCGTTCCTTGCCTACTACGAGCCGACCGGCGTCGTTCTTCACCCGAACGACTGGGAAGACATCGAGTTGACCAAGGACAGCAACGGTCAGTACCTCGTAGCCATCTCGGTCGCCCTTGGTGGCGAACCGCGTGTGTGGCGTCTCCCGGTCGTCGAGACCCCGGCCATCGCTGAGGGCACCGCTCTCGTCGGTGCGTTCGGTACCGGCGCCCAGTTGTACGATCGAGAGCAAGCGAACATCCGGATCTCCGAGCAGCACTCGGACTTCTTCGTTCGCAACGCGATCGTGGTGCTCGCAGAGCAGCGTCTGGCCCTCGCGGTCAAGCGTCCGGAGGCCTTCGTCTCCGTCAGCTTCAACTCCGCACCAGCAGACGCCTAACGTTTAACGGTACGTAACCGGCGGCATTCATGCCGCACCATGTGGAATTTCCCCCGGGGTAACACCCGGGGGATTTTCTTTTTATGTATAATGTTATTGTATGACGAGAAACAGTAATGCTGACAATGACTACTGGGAAGAGTACAAACGTCACGGAAAAGATTTCCGTGGAACCCCAGAGGACCTTGAAGAAATTGTTGTGGAGAACGACAGTGTCCGCTTTTTACGCAAAAAGAACAAGGACTCGATTGAAAAGTTTGTCGACGAATGAACCTGTACACCTACAAAGCAAAACTCCAACGAGTTGTCGATGGTGACACAGTAGATCTGACCATCGATTTAGGTTTCAACATTCACCACAAAGTCAGGTGCCGACTGTACGGCATCAATACCCCTGAGATCAGAACCAAAAATCTTGCCGAAAAAGAACTAGGCCTTGCCGCAAAAGCCTACGTCGAGGACTGGTTCGACCGGACCAAGGACTGTTTCGTCCAGACATTCAAAGACGGAAAAGGCAAATACGGTCGTCTTCTTGCCAACATCTACGCCGACGAAAAATGCGAGATTTCCCTAAACGAACAACTCGTAGATTCAGGGCACGCAACGAACTATTTCGGTGTCAAGCCTTGACTGACAACCCGACCGCCGAATTCCTCAAGGACCACCTGATAAAAGTTGGATTCAGCGCACTGGCGATGATGTCATGGACCTCAACAGTTTACGGTTGCGCCCCATGTCTCGTTTTTTGGGTCGACAATCGGACCTGCTGGCTATGCGACGAAGAAGGCATACTGTTGGCGGAACCAGCTAACAAAGAGCAACTGTTCCGCCAACAACACAACCGATCTACTTGATGGGGCACGCTCCGGTGGCGCAGTCATCGATCATCAATTCATCCGTAAATGTCGACTGGACCAATGGAACCGAGAAATCGATCTTGGCCAGCATCTTCTCGTACTCTTCCTTCGTGCATTCCTCGTAAGGAGGCAACGGGAAGTTGTGGTCAGCGTGAAGCAAAAATGACACCGACTTCAGGACATTCGTGTAGTTCTCTGACATCCACTGCTTAATTTCCGGCAACTCTTCAAGCCGGTAATAGACTGTTACCGAAACGGCATTATCGGCCCAGTCGGTCTGCATCTTCTTCACCCACTCCAACTGCTCCACAGCAGTCATATCTGCGGCCAAGACAGCGCCCTCCGGCGACTCGCAGGGGAACTCCACAACGTAGCGAGTGTGATCCTCTCGCCCGTCAATGCCGACGTCCCACCTGACCGTATAGCCACGCTTACGGCACGAATCAACGAGCGGATCAGACGAACCAAACCGAACACGACGGATGTAATGCTGGGAGTAAGCGGGATGAACCCCGGGAGTGACTCCGGGAAGAAGAGCCAACGTGCCAGAAGGCTGAACTGTTGTCAGACGGACAGACTTCGGGAAACCGTGCTCTTCCGAATATTTCTCGTCGAGACCCTCAAGATACTCGTAGACCGGATCAAGCCACGACAGTTGCTTCTCTGAGCACTGCAAAATTCCAGTGACAGACTGACCCAAACGGGCGTTCTTCGACACAATCTTCGTTGTCTTCTCATACGGGTAATCCATCCGTGTGATCTGCTTCTGACACATGTAGAGAAGTTCAGAAACCTCGCGGAACTGAGCCAACGAATCGATTTTCGGCAAGAAGATCGTTGACAAGTTGCAAGACTCTCCATCGCCGAGAGCAATCTCAGCGCAGGGGTTGTATCCCTCGATGGTCGGATCTGGCTTCTTATGTCCAAGGCGCCCGTATTGACGGGCCAACTTGCGATTCACGAAACCGTAAGGCTCGCCAGAACCGTCGTAACCCTTCCAAACCTCGGGGATGATCTCGTCCCAAGAGTCCGCATAAACCGAGTTGTTCGAGTTTGCTCGCCACGCAGGAACGGAACCGCTAGACCAGTTCTTGGCACGCAAAAAAAGGACGTCATCGGGGTCACCGATAGCGATCTGTGCAGAACGACGACTAGAGCCAGAGACGACAATGCGACCAATGATGTTGCAGATGTCGAGGACGTCAACGGAACGCAACTTCTTCCCCACTCGCGCGTCCATCACCTTGCAGATATCTACGATGCCATCAATGAGGGCGCCCGGGCCGCTCGCGGTGCCACCAAACGTCTTCAGTGGAGCCCCATACTCGCGAATGAGGATCGTAGAGTAAGAGAACGACTTGCCCGTATAGAAGTAGGACTTCAAAACCGAATGGACGAGACGAGACCACCCCTGCCTACTGTCGGGAACGATGATGTCCGCATCGTCGCTTCGCTCATTGGTGATTTCGACTGACGCCTTGACTTTAGGCAACTCGTGAATCTTTGCACGCTCGACGGAGAATCCGACTCCACCACCAAGCATCAGATGATCGAAAAGGAACTCAAAATCTTCCACCTTCTCGATGTTCACGAAGTAACAGTTGTTCAGCGACGCTGCGTTAAACGCCTTAACGAGTGGAGTTCCCAACTGCCATAACGCCCTACCCGAGAAAGAACATCGCAGATTGAACATGTGATCGAAGAGAGCTTCGGCTTGCTTCTGAGTGTACGGAACACCGATTTCAACGGCGCCTTCAATGACTCGTTGAACCGTTTCTGGCCATGTTTCGCTGGTTCCATCACCTTTGGGGCGACTGTAGGTGCGGAGGTAAACAATTTCCCCCATCCCATTGAACCCCCATGGAGGCGACTTTGAGGCGTACGAGGCTAGGAATTCCTCTGCGAGCAGGGCCATAATTGGACTCTTTCAATTTAGTTGGATGATTTTTTGCGGGTTAGTAACGCCCGTTTATTGATTGTACTAGGTAACAAAATACGGAAAGTGTTAAGCCAATCCTAGATTTCTTGCTTCTTGAAGCGGGATGATTTTTCCCTTTGGATACTTCAAAACGCGAGCAACAGTAAAAGGTGTTATTTGCCGTTCTTCGAAAATGTTTTCCTCTAAGAGAAATGTTTGCTGCGGTACCAGCGACTCGATGGTGTTGAACCCGGCAATTGTTTCTGGTGGCGGAAGGCTTCCCGCACAATCCCCCGTCGGATGGCCACACACCATGCATGGCTCGCGTGTGGCTTGAGAGAAAGAGACTTCCAGCCCATCGATCCACCTGCTCCCCGAATTGTAAAAAGGATGATTCATGCCCCCACCTTACTACCTATAGGTTACCCAAAATGATTTACATTGAATCCCCTACTAAGGAAGTGCTCCATGATGCTGTCTATCTCTTCATCATCAGGATCTTCGAACCCCATCCGTAGGGATGCGGCCATCATAGCCGGGAATGGAACTTCGCGCAAAACTTTTCCAACACCACGGGTGTAAGCCTTCTCGTCGTCCCACACAACGAATTCTCCCGCAAGGTACTGGAAAGTGCAAGATACGAATGTTGCTTCCGGAACGTAGTTGTCGTCCAGTTTGACGTGGGTCACGGTGAGACATTCGCGGACATACGGAGACTCGGCAGCCATCAATCGCGCGAGATCTTTCCCCGAGGTGAGTTCAGGCTTGCTCGAATGGATACCTTCTGCAATAAATGTTATTTCCGTGCATCCGAAATATTGCCTCATGGCCTGCATTGCGCTGCAGCAAAGATCGAACCGATCGGCCATTGGCTCTTTCATTTTGCTGGGGTCTAACTGAACTATCATTAGGAGTTCAGACTCCCTCCAACCGAAAAAATTGAAGGGAATATCGCTGCCGACACCTTCTTCAGCGACCAAACTTTCCTTGGCCACTTGAGCGCTTGTAAGTGCCAGCGCGATCTTTGAATATGTGTCAGAATACGGATCCACATCCAGTACAATAGTTCAATAAACCAGAATTCGGAGCAACACAAAATGGCAAACAGCGAGAAAAAAAAGGCCGTCAAGAAAGCGGTCAAAAAGACACCGGCAGCAAAAAAATCTGCCGCTAAGAAGATTACGGTCAAAAAGACGGTCGCAAAAAAAGCTGCACCTAGGAAGATCGTAGGGCCATACGCTGGCCTCGATCCGCGCCCAAAACAACACATAGAAACAGTTACGGCGCCCGTTTCCGAGCCGGAAAAAATCACTTACGTGACGATCCTTGAGAAGCCATCTTGGCGGGCGCGACTGGTCACCATCTTCAACAAATGACCCTATTCGTTTTTGATAATTTCGTATCCGGAACAGACCTTGAACACCCGATACGAGAAGATCAATCATTCTTCCCTCCGGAAATGCCCGGAGAAAACATAGGGAAGACTCTCAACGAATTTCACTCAGAACAATCTGACTGCTACGCGCCATACGCTTTCTGGTCAGGATGGTGGGAATCCCCCGCCCAAACCAACCGGCAACGCCTCATCGAGAAAATATGGCGGGATACAGGACTTCTACCCTTCCCAGAAGAGGAAGTGGCAGGCTTCGAATACTGGGTTCGCACCTTCGTTCACGGCCAATTTCTTGCTAGGCACGTCGACGAAGACACATTTCTGTACGCGGACACTCAATGGTTCCAAGGTCCGAGGATCGGCTGCGTCTGGTACGGATTCAGCGAATCAACAGGGTCGTTTCTTGAGATTCACGAACACGGCATCGATGAAGGCTCGATGAGACTCGAAGAGGAAAACACCGCATCTTTGATCTCTCCGATCGAGCGTCGGGAACGGATCGCGTGCAAACCCGACCGGCTTGTCGTATTCGACGCTGGCCACCGCCTCCATGAGACGACTCCGATCGAGTCTGGCATCAAGCAGGTCATCGTGGTCAATGTATGGCATATCGACAATCCGCCCTACGCCCTCACGACAGGACAGTTCGCTTCAGAACAAAACAACCGTTGACGGATCTGCGTATGGTTGATACGAGACGTGCCCGGCAGACAAAACACCAGTTTCCTGAAAGTCAATATCACCCCCGATATGTATCGAAAGGCTACCGAAAGGGCTGAAAGCCTCCCGGTGTTTCGAGGATCACATCGCAAGGAAGAAGCCAACATCGTCGGATGCCTCGGCGAGATCGTGTCCGAACGGGTACTTGAGGACAACAAAATACAATTCGAGCCCATGTACACCACGAAGCACGACCTCGGAATCACCAACGCTGAACTCGAAAAAAAGACCATCGAGGTCAAAACAAAAGATCGAACAGTCGCCCCTAGACCCAACTACGAGGCAACGCTTCCGGCCTACAACCACGAACATCAAATGGCCGACTACTACGCCTTCGTTTCTCTCCAACGGAGCGCCAACAACTCCTCTGAGATCGAACGGTTCAACACGGCATGGGTCGTCGGAGTCGCCAACAGGCAGATTTTCGATAGGCACAAAAAGTTCTGGAAAGCCGGTCAACAAGACCCGACGAACGGAACAGTTTTCTGGACCGACTGTTGGAACCTATACATCCATCAACTTGCTTCAATTTTTTATGCTATCCAACAATGAACAACACAACCATCATCTAGGATAAAAGTATGAGTGACGAGACAGAAATCCCAACCGTCGACAGCGACCAAATTTCCGAACTAAGCACCGCCGGGCATGCGATGCACACGCAAATGTGTACCTTCAAGTTTGGTGACGGAGACGATTCACGCATCTATGTGGTCATGTGGGACGGGGACTACCTTCGTCTCCTTCAACCCCACTACGTCGACACCGAGAACAGCGTTATCGCCTACAAAATTATCGGCCATCTTGAAGTGAGCCTCCCCAAGATTTTGGACCCAATCACGATGGAGCGTCAGGCGCAAATCCTAGCCGCCTCCTATCATGACAACCTAAACGCAACAGAAGACGACGCAACAGAAGACGACTGACATGAGTAGCGCCCCCCAACTTTACGTGGCGCCGAATTTCCTCTCAGAGAATGAGTGCGGAACATTCATGCACTTCTTCAACACTGAATGTCCTTGGGTTCAGCCAGCAGGAGCAGACTACCAAGAGCGTTCACATTGGTCACAAGACACCAACGTGCTGAGGGATAAGAACGAATGGAGTTTCCTCCAAGATTTGTTTGAGGAAATCTCCCTCCGAGCCAAAACACACATCGAAGATTTTTTCGGAGAAACCGTTCTCCAACCAAACGTCTTCGCCATGCGTAAATGGGTGCAGGGAGACAAGCAGTCAGCACACTCAGATGTTGGACACTCAGACGGAACGCTCATCTTCAGCCCCATCAGGGGCGAACACGCCCCGCTCAGCCTCCACCAATACGACATCGCGTCCGTGCTCTACTTCAACAACGACTTCACAGGTGGACAAACCTACTTCGAGCACCAAGGAATCGAAGTCAGGCCACAACCCGGAATGTTCATCGCGTTCCCGGCCTCACATCAATACCTACATGGAGTCACAGAGGTCACCTCAGGCGAACGTTTCGTCATGACATCATTCTGGCCACACGCCCGCACCCTGATTCACAACCTCCTGCCAAATCTACCCAACGACTGGTGGAAACGATTCAGCAACTACAGGGAAATTATAAACATGATTCCCTCCGAACAAATCCCAAATGTCGACCCACAAAAAATTCCGCCCGACTGGAATA